CAAGAAGCAAAATATTATCCAATTGAATTTGATTTACACTCGACATAATATTGCCACATTTATAAAATATAATATGAAAAGAATGTATAAATTTAAAGATCGTCATTACTATAAAACTAGAAAACGTTTAGAACATGCAGAAAAATGGATTAAGGGTTTTTTAGCAACAGAAAGACAGATAGCGATAAGTGACAGAGTGACGCAGGCAATGGCTGCCGAAGCACCTATTACTTTTAGACTAGCACAATTAGTAATGCTACCTACTCTTATTTTGTCTTACTTAAAAAAGTATTTTGTATGGCGATCATTTAAAAAATGTAAGAAAGAAATACAATTACTTAGGAAGGAGTTAGAACAGTATGAATAATCTTACCGAACAAATGGAACAAGATCAAACAGAAGTTATTAATAATACGTCTAATATTAAAACTTTATCTGATCAAGTTTTAAAATTAAGAGCAATGGAAGATCAATTTAAGATCATGGAAGAGGCTCTTAAAGAAAAAAAGAAGGAAATTGACAGAGTGTCTGGAGAAGTTATTCCAACAATGCTATCTGAAATGGGTTTATCTCAATTAAAGTTAGCTGATGGATCTTCAGTAGATGTCAAACCTTTTTACAGTGCTACTATCTCTGCTCAAAACAAAGAGAAAGCATATGCATGGCTTCGTAACAATGGACTAGGAGATATCATTAAAAACGAGATCTCGGTGTCTTTTGGTCGTAACGAGGATAACAAGGCAGCAAATTATGCTGAACTTGCAAAGAGTAGTGGGTATCAACCGACACAAAAGTTGAAGGTTGAGCCCATGACTCTTAAAGCGTTAGTCCGTGAGCGTATTGAGGCAAATAAAGAAATGCCAACGGAACTTTTCAACATATTTGTTGGAAATAAAACAACAATAAAAAGGAAACAATAATCATGAACCAAGAAGCAAATGTCGCAAAACGCGAAAATGCAGGTGCATTGGCTACAAATTTATTTGAAGCAGATGCAAATGCTGGGGCTCAGAATATATCGCAAGAAGATCTTGCTTTACCATTTCTGAAAGTCCTAGGACAACTTTCTCCGGAAATTAATTCTAGAGACGCAAAATACATTAAGGGTGCACAACCTGGAATGATTTTGAACACTGTCACTGGAGATTACTATGACGGAGAGAAAGGTATCAATGTATTGCCAGTTTTCTATAAGAGACAATATATAGAATGGCAAGACAGAGGTGCAAGTATGGGAGCACCAGTTGCTATCCATGAAGTAGACAGTGATTTGTTAAGTAAAGTTACAAGAGACAAATCTAATAAAGATAGATTACCTAATGGTAATTATCTTGAAAACACGGCTAGTCACTTTGTAATATTAATGGGTGATACTCCTACAACCGCTTTGATTTCTATGAAAGCGACTCAATTAAAAATAAGTCGTAAGTGGAACTCAATGATGATGGGGATCAAAATGCAAGGCAAGAGTGGTTTATTTACTCCGCCTACATACAGCCACATTTATAATCTAAAAACTGTTCAACAATCTAACGATAAAGGAACATGGTTTGGATGGGATGTAGCTAAAGTTGGTCCTGTTCAAGATAAAGCAGTATATGATATTGCTAAAAACTTTGCTGATAGAGTTTCTAAAGGTGAAGTCCAAGCAAAACACGGTACTGAAGAAACTAAAACAGACGTTCCATATTAAACTAATTCTCTAAGGAGAGTAGTTGCAACGAGAGGCGGCGAAGCGAGAGTAGATCCGCCTCTTAACTCGGATAAAATATGGAAGATAAATTTATAGAAATATTTACAGGACTCAAGCGAGCCCATGGGTGTACATACATTAATACTACACCTAAAGAAGGGGTTAAGCTTAAAACAAAATCATTTGTTAAAAGAGAACAAGTGACACCCGATCATTATAAAAATCATTTACATGGAGTAGAACCAAGTTTAGGTATAATACCAATTAATGAAGAAGACATGTGTAAATGGGGATGTATAGATATAGATTCATATGCAGGATTTGATCATCAAAAATTAATTAGAAAAATTAAAACTTTAAAATTACCATTAGTAGTGTGTCGTTCTAAATCTGGTGGTGCTCATGTATTTTTATTTTCAGAAGATTTTGTAGAAGCAAAAACTATGAGAGATAAATTAAATCAGATACGAGCCGTACTAGGGTTTGGAAGTGCGGAAGTATTTCCAAAACAAATAGAATTAAAATCAGAAGAAGACACCGGAAACTTTTTAAACTTACCATACTTTAATCATGAAGTAAGTACACGTTATGCATTTAAAGATGATGGTAGTGCAGCAACTGTAGAAGAATTTTATGGGATCTATAATAATGTAAAACAACTAGATGTTGGTTCCATAAGGGTGCAGAGGCCCGATTCAGAATTTTCTGATGGGCCTCCTTGCATTGAAACATTGGCGGCTGAAAAAATATCTGAAGGCGGTAGAAATGCTGCATTATTTCATTTTGGTGTGTATGCTAAAAAGAAGTGGCCTAACAATTGGAAAGAAAAAATTTCATGGTTTCATGAAAATTATATAGTTGGAGATTTAGATCAAAGAGAAATAGATATTATTAAAAATCAACACGAGAAAAAAGATTGGGGATGGAAATGTAATGATGTTCCTATGTGTAATGTATGTGATAAACAATTATGTAAGACAAGACAGTTTGGAATAGGAAACTCTGTGATGTTTCCAGAGTTAAGTGATTTACAGGAAATACAATTAGAAGAACCTTACTATTATTTAAATATAGATGGCAAAAGATTAAAATTACCAAGCGCTAAATATTTAAGACAACAACCTTTATTTGAAGAAGCATGTATTGCAGGGATAGGTATTTTTCCACCAACAATGAAAATAAAAGATTGGAAAGTTTTAGTTAATCAATTATTAGGAACTCGTGAAATTATACCACCACCTAAAGGGACATCTAAAAAAGATCAATTACAAAATCATTTAGAAGAATTTTGTACCAACAGAACTTCAACTACAGTTGAAAAAGATGATATCAAAAAAGGTGCGGTCTTTACTGACGAAGGTAAACATTACTTTTTATTTGATTCTTTCTTTTACGGTTTCTTACAAAGAAGAAGATGGGATGTTAAGTTTCAAGAAACAAGTCAAATGTTAAGAGAGCATTGTGGCTGTACTACAGAAAGAATTATTTTAGGGAAGAGTAGACCAACGGTGTCTATAGTAGACTCTTTTGAAAAAAAGTGAGAAGATTATAAACCAAAACAACTTAAACCGAAAGATACTTTTTAATGAAATTAAGGTGTTTTATAGAAAGTTTTATTGATGTAGGTAGTGGTTTAATTTTAGCTATTTTAATTCAATTATATATTTTTCCATTTTTTGGGTTATATCCTACTATATGGGACAGTTTACATATTGCCTTAATATTTACTGTGGTTTCTATTATTAGATCAGCAATATGGAGAAATTTTTTTAGGAGATATAAATGAAGACTATTGTGATTGGACCTCCAGGTACAGGAAAAACAACAACTCTTTTAAATTTAGTGGATAAATATTTAAAAGAAACAGATCCAAATAAAATTGGGTATTTTGCTTTTACACAGAAAGCTGCTTATGAAGCAAGAGATAGAGCAATGGATAAATTTAATTATAGTGAAGATGATCTACCTTACTTTAGAACTCTTCATTCATTAGCATTTAGAAGACTAGGAATTAATAAAGATAATGTGATGCAACGTAGACATTATGAAGACTTAGGTAAAAAGATAGGGTTTCCTGTAGATTATGAAGATAACGATACTGAAATGAATGGTATATTTTCTACAAAAAGTGATTACTTAAGAATAATACAGCTATCTAAATTAAGAAATATATCTATTGAAAGACAATATGATCTTAAAGAGCATACCCAGGATGTAGAGTTTGATAAACTAAGAATTATAGCACACGAGTTAGATAGATATAAAAAAGAGTATAACTTAGTAGATTTTAATGACATGATTTTAAATTTTAAATCAGGAGTATGTCCTAAGTTTGATGTTGTATTTATAGATGAAGCTCAAGATCTGTCTTCTATGCAGTGGGATATGGCAAAAACAATTTGGGATAAATCAGAAAATAATTATATAGCAGGTGATGACGACCAAGCTATTTTTAAATGGGCAGGTGCAGATGTAAATAGATTTATTACATTAGGCGGAGAATATATAAAGCTTACTCAATCATATAGAATACCAGCTAAAGTTCATGAGTTTGCCATGAAAATTATTAATAAAGTAGGTAATAGAATACCAAAACAATGGAAACCTAGAACTGTAGAGGGATCTCTTTCAACGTATGCAGATTTTAGACACATAGATATGTCTAAAGGAGAATGGCTAATATTAACTAGAACTAGATCTATGTTAGATGAACTAGAAGAAGTAGTCTATCAAAACGGATTGTACTACAAAAATAAATTTAAAAAATCTTATGAGCAAGATTTATATGATGCTATCAATGATTGGGAACATTTAAGACAGGGTCAATTATTAAATTATAAACAAGTAGAAAAAATATACAGTTATATGAGTAAAAGTAATGTAGAAAAAAATAAATTAAAAATAATGATTAAAGATGCTTTCTTTGGAATAGATCAATTAACTAATCAATACGGATTAAAAACTAAAGATGTGTGGTATGGAGCATTTGACAATGCACCATCTAAAAAAGTTTCTTACATAAGAAAAATGAGAAAAAACGGAGAGCAATTAAATAAAAAACCACGAATTATACTATCTACAATACATGGGGTCAAGGGAGGAGAAGCAGATAATGTTGTTCTCTTAACTGATTTATCAAGACAAACTTTAAGAGAATATGAAAGAGTACCGGATGATGTGAACAGATTGTTCTATGTCGGTGCAACCAGGACCAAGGAACATTTACATATAGTAGAACCAAAAGATATTTATAAGGCATTTAGAATATGATTTGTCCTCATTGTAGTAAACCCGTACCGTATCCGTATACTGAAGCTAGAAAAAAAGCTAGAAAAAAATGGAGACAAAGTCCTAAAGGAAAAGCATGGGATGCATTATATAGTTATAAAAAATATAAAGAAAGGAAAAAATGAGTGATGTATATAAAAAACAAGTAGGAGGATCTCACTACGAATCTATGATTATTCAACCATCAGAATTTATTAATAGAAATAATATTCCGTTTGCGGAGGGTAATGCAATTAAATATTTGTGTCGTCATAAGCAAAAGGGACAGAAACAGGATTTGGAAAAAGCAATTCATTATTGTCAAATGGCAATTGATCGTGATTATCCAGAAAAAAAAGAAGAAGATAAATCAATAAAAAAAGACAACTCATGGGGGCTAATAGTTAAATAATGCAAATACCACTTTTTAAACCACAAACGGAATGGACACCACCTACAGAATTTCCAAACTTATCTAAATACAATGAAATAGCTATTGATTTAGAAACTAAGGATCCTGACTTAGTTAAAATGGGCTCAGGTGCAGTAACTAAAAGAGGTGATGTAGTAGGTATTGCTGTAGCTGTTAAAGGTTGGAAAGGTTATTTTCCAATTGCTCATGAAGGTGGTGGAAACATGGATAGAAATATGGTTCTTAAATGGTTTCAAGCAGTTTTAAACACAGATGCTGATAAAATATTTCATAACGCAATGTATGATGTGTGTTGGATTAAGTCTTTGGGACTTACCATTCAAGGTAAGATTGTAGATACTATGATTGCATCAGCACTCGTTGATGAAAATCAAATGAGATATGATTTAACAAGTTGTAGTAAAAGATACATAGGACAAGGTAAAGATGAAGCAGCATTATATGATGCAGCTAAATCTTGGGGAGTAGATGCAAAAGCAGAAATGTATAAACTTCCAGCTATGTATGTGGGAGATTATGCAGAAAAAGATGCTGAAATAACTTTAGAACTTTGGCAAGAATTAAAAAAAGAAATAATACATCAAGATATATCTTCTATATTTAATCTAGAGACCGAACTTTTTCCTGTACTTGTCGATATGCGTTTTTTAGGAGTACGAGTAGACGTTCAAGGCGCTCAACAATTAAAACAACAGTTAGTTGCACAAGAAAAAGAACTATTGCAAAAGATAAAAAAAGAAACACAAGTAGATGTTCAAATATGGGCAGCACGCAGTATCGAGAAAGTTTTTCAAAAACTGTCCCTACCATATGAGCGAACCGAAAAAACAAGTTCTCCATCATTTACAAAAAATTTCCTTTCAAATCACCCCCACCCACTGGTGAAATTAATAACCCAGGCCCGTGAAATAAACAAAGCCCATACCACATTTATTGATACCATACTCAAACATTCTTACAAGGGAAGAATACATGCTGAAATTAACCAATTAAGATCAGATAATGGCGGAACAGTGACCGGTAGATTCTCGTATTCAAACCCAAATTTACAGCAAATTCCAGCTAGGAACAAAGACCTTGGACCACGAATTAGGTCATTATTTATACCCGAGGAGGGCCATAGATGGGGTTGTTTTGACTATAATCAACAAGAGCCTAGGTTGGTAGTGCATTATGCATCTCTTCAAAATTTGATGGGTATAGATGAAGTATTAGATTCTTATAAAAAAGGAGAAGCAGATTTCCACTCTATCGTATCCGAGATGGCAGGAATCCCTAGATCACAGGCCAAGACTATAAATCTTGGTCTGTTCTACGGAATGGGTAAAAATAAATTACAAGCTGAACTAGGTACCAATAAACAGGATGCTGAGGATTTATTTGGTAAGTATCATAGTAGAGTTCCATTTGTTAAACAGTTAATGAATGCTGTAATGCAACGAGCGCAGGACTCTGGAAGAATAAGAACTTTACTTGGAAGACTATGCAGGTTCCATTTATGGGAGCCTAATCAGTTCGGTATACATAAACCACTTCCACATGAAGCAGCATTAGCGGAACACGGACCAGGGATTAAACGTGCTTATACTTACAAAGCTTTAAATAAATTGATTCAAGGATCAGCTGCGGACATGACTAAGAAAGCAATGATAGATTTATATAAAGAAGGTATTACTCCTCACATACAAGTTCATGATGAATTAGATATATCTGTGAGTGATAATGCTGACAAGATAAAAGAGATAATGGAGCATACTGTAGAACTTGAAGTTCCTAACAAAGTAGATTATGAACATGGAAATAATTGGGGATCTATTAAATAAAAGGAATGATTGACAATGGCTTATTTAAATGCAAATATACCTGTAACATACGCACAAATAAGGAGAGAATATTTATATGACCTTAAAAAACATCACGGAGAAGTTGAAGACTGTATTATCTTTGGTATTACATCAATTACAGGGCGTCCTATACTCTTTCATGCAATCATGGAAAACGGCGCTGTCTTTTATCGTCTCCCGATATCTGCCTTCATTCAGCGAGGTTTTAAAGCAGAAGAAGTTCCTAAACGTAGACTTGATGAGCTGGAGTTGTGGAATAGTTTTAGTTATTATCCTGCTGTTACTTCTTGGGATATTTTAGACGGACAATCCGGTAAATACATTGGTAAAGATAAAAAATGGTACTATGGGGCCTACCTATTTACGGTTGACTTTGCTCACCCAGAGAGTAATATAGTAGATACAGATCATTCTGAGATACCGCATGAGCATAAATGCGCACACATAATGGCCTTAGATGATGGTAATTATGCAGCACAACCCAATAATAGAATTATATGGGATATACCATCTTTTACTGTTAAGGACGAAATTCCTGATTGGAAAGTGCAAACTTCAGAATGGAATGTCGAAGACACTCGTAAGTGGAAAACAGAAGATACTGATAAGTTCTTTTATGAAATTGAGGAGAAAAAAGATGATTAAAAAATTGTGGAAAAAAATTGTTAGTTGGCTTTTTAATTGGCAAAAATGATGGAAAAAATCTTAACGATGTTGGTTGGACTCTTAATTGCATTAGGGGGCTGGTCTTTATCTAGAACTTTTGAACTTTCAACCATTCAAGCAGTACATGAAAATCAAGTAGAAAAACTTGAAAGAAAAGTAGAAAAACTAGAAGATCAAATGGATAAGATGATGGATTCAGACGAAGATATTATGAAACAACATGAATTATTATTTAAAAAATTAGAACAAGGCAACACAGGATACAGTTACAACTAATGGGAGATAAACCACTTAAAATTTCAGAAGAAGCAGCAGTTCAAATGCCTATGAAGACGGTAGCGTCTTTGATTTGTATGGTCGCAATTGGAACCTGGGCATATTTTGGAATCATTGAGACTCAAAACCGAATTTCAACACAAGTAGAATTAATGCAAAAAGATTTAGTAGAAAATACAGACTTTAGAATCAAATGGCCGCGGGGTCAACTTGGGTCTCTTCCTGCAGATTCCGAACAATTTATGCTTATAGAGCATATGAGTGGACAAGTAGAAAAAATAGAGACAGCTATGCAGGATATGATGTCAAATACGGTAAATATTGAACGTTTACAAAAAGATGTAGATAAGATATTATCTGATATTGAAAAATTAAAAGACAAGCAAAGAAGTTTTGCTAATGGAAATGGAGCTCATTAATGAGTAAAGGAACGCATAAAACTAAAGACGGACGTACGGCTAGAAAAGGTCTTTGGTATAACATTCACCAAAAAAGAAAACGTGGTGAACCAATGAGAAAGAAAGGCGCTAAAGGTGCTCCCACTAATAGAGCTATTAGACGAAGTCAGGCATCTTAATGAGCGGAGCTGCTTTACGAGGATATGGGAGAGCCTACATGGCTTCTGGAGGAAGTACTCCTGCGTGGCAAAGAAAAGAAGGAAAAAATCCATCAGGCGGTCTAAATAAAAAAGGTGTTGCATCTTATAGAGCTGCTAACCCAGGATCAAAATTAAAAACAGCAGTTACAACTAAACCATCAAAATTAAAAAAAGGATCTAAAGCAGCAAACAGACGTAAGTCTTTCTGCGCGAGGATGACCGGAATGCGTAAGAGACAAAAAGCAAGTAATAATACAGGTCAAGATAGATTATCTAAATCATTAAGAAAGTGGAATTGTTAAAATGATTGTAGAAACTGTATTTGCCCTATTACTTTTGCAAGACCATAAAATTATAGAACATCGTTACCACGAGACCTTATCAAAATGCCTTAAAGGCAAGCGTTACGCTATGAGGGACAAATCACCTGAAGATAGAGTAACATATAAATGCATTAAATCTAAGGCAAACATAGAAGTATATATGGGAGAGAAAAAAATTCTTTCATTAATTCTTGAATAAAAAGAATCCAATAGCAAAGATTTTAAGAGATAGACGTTACCGTCAACTTGTGATAAAGAATAAGAAAGCTTATAAACGTAAGGAAAAAAATGTTTGGGAAAGGTCCGTTCGGGACAGGGATTAATATGACAGCGCAGGTAGTCAATGGCGACTGCCCCTTATGCTGTGAAACTAGTATTTTTGTATCTTTACATCAAACAGTTTATAGATGTTTAAGTTGTGGAAATGATATAGAACAAAAAATTAACGGTAAAATAAGTTATATTCCGCATGTAATGAGTAAAAAAGATAATACTGATGGCAAAAGCACCTAAATTTGGCGTTAATAATTATAGAGGAGCTACTAGGAAAAAAAGACCTGGTAGACATAAAAAAAATTTAAATAAACATGAAAAAAGGCAAAGTAAAAAAAGATGAAATTTGTACTTAGTATGATTATGTGCACAAGCGTTTACAATCAATGCTTACCACCATTTCCAATGTCAGATTTATATAACTCTCATTACGAATGTATGATCGCAGGATATGAAGAATCACTTAACAAAGCAAAAGAAATTGGTCCTGAAGAAGTAAATAAATACGGAACCATTATTAAATTTTATTGCGTTAAAGAAGATTTAATCCTTCCAAAGAAAAAACCAGTAGGCCAACCTATTTAACTGCCATAATATTGCCACAATTGTATGGTATAATATATTATAGGAGAAAAAAATGTTTATACACCCAAACAAATGGAGAGAAAAATATGGTACCACAAGAGTACAAAATTATTATGTCTGTCCAGTCTGTAAAGAACCTACAAAACCAGATGAATGGTCAGAAGATAAGTATAGCTGTATAAATTGTGGACCGATCCCAAATAGGGAAAGAGGAATCGGTACATAAAGGTGAGAACTTTTACTTTATTAAAAAATAAAAAGTTAGTCAAGGGGTATTTTCCCCTTGACTATCCTATAAAATAATGTTATAATAGTGCATAAAAAGGAAAGGAAAAATGGATAAAAACTTGTATAAAAATGTTACCATCTCAAAAGAGACTCACGAAATGTTAACCAAACTTTCTAAGTGTTTATTACCGGATGGAACTAAAATATCTATAAGTAAGACAGTAGAAATTATAGCTAAAGAAAAATCTAAGAAATTAAACGGCAAATTAAAATAAAGAAGGTAATATGACAGATAAAAATAAAATGGCCAAAGCTGCCATGGAAATGGCTGCTGAAGTTTTAAGTGGTGATTTACAAATAGAAGCTAAAGACAAAATAAATAAACCAATGTCTTATATATCTTTTTTTGTAAAAGTAATTGAATATATAGATCAATTAAAAATTATTCCACCTAATTATAAATCATTAAAATCATTAATGATAAATGTTAATAAAAGTAAACACTCAGAAATAGAAGAAGAAATAAAAAGACACGTTCCTCAAACTCAAAGTAGTTTAACTCCTAAAGATTTAGAGTATTGGATTCAAACTTCTAAAAAAGGAGAACAATTAGTTTACTATACTGGTACTACCTTTGCTAAAAAAATGATGAATGAGGCCAGTGTATTTAGTAGAGCAAGATCATTAGCCATGGATTATGATGAAATAGTAAAGAAGAAAAAAACATACCAATATCGAGGACACACTCGAGGAGAATGGGGATGTAATTATACAGGATTGGTAGATTTAGTTCAAAAA